CCGATCATTGGAGGTAGACCACTTATACCGGCTCACGCCTACATCGCGGAAGCGTTGCTCATGAAATTTCGAGAGGAGGAGAGAAGTCTCTTGCCGTGCAAGGAAGTTCGCTTTAGTGCGAGTAGTGTTAAAATTCTTTTGTATGATATCGGATAAGCTTGTCGCACGGTCGCCCGCAAAGACCGAGGCCCGCACAAGCTCTCTAAGTTTGAGCGTATTCTCTCTTGTGAAATCCTGAATATATAATTCGAGGTTTTTGCTATATGCCTGGGCAATTCCGACCTCCTGTTCTTTTGTGAGCGTTGGCGCGACAGTCACGGCCTTTACGCTTTTGAGAAAGTCTTGGTTCATGTGGCGAATCGACCATTCGAATTTCCCCGATAGCTTCGCCGCACGCAGCCGGTCACCGATTCGCGAATCGATTCCGTCCAGGACAGATAATATGCTCGACTTGGTTAAATTAAACTTAACTTCGGCCTGCGCCTGCGCCATCTGCACATCTGCGGGGATATCCTTGAGGCTCCAGGTCTTGCGCCGAATATTGTAGATCGCGCCCAGGTCTTTCAAAATCTTGGATATCTCTGCGTTAAATTCGCCTGAAAACTCGCGGTTGATGAGTCGCACGCGCCCTTTGCGAATCGCAACGATCAACGCATTATCGCGCCGGTTTTGAATCTCGACGTGCTGCACCATCGGGCGATAAATAAGATCGAGAAAGAAATCGTTGAGGGCTTTCTCTATGTCCTTCCAATACTCATCGCGGAATCGCGCCGGTGCAAGAAAAACCATGTCCCTCAACCTTTCGTTCATTAGGTCGCCGGTGTGATGATATCAACGCCGGAGATGATGAGGCTCGTCGTGGTGCCGCTGGCTTGGTGCGCGAACAGATAATTCGGCACAACAGTAAGGGCTTGGAGGCCGACAACGCCGGTCAAGAGCGCCTCCATGCCAGTGGGCGGAGATGCGGGCAATGTCTGGGAGCCGTAGAGCGTGACGGTGCCGCCGACGATCTCAAGGTTCGCTTCAAGCTGGACGGGAATCGCTTCCGACACGTTGGCATTGTAAAGCGTTTCGAGCGTCATTTTGTTTTGATAGGGTTTTAAAGCCATTTTATTTTCTCCTGAATAAGCGTTTCATTATCGAGTTCTTCTTCTCTTCCTTCTTTGCATCCGGCTCCTCGGGTTCGAGCTGGAATGTCTCATCGGTCTCGTCAATCTCTGTCCCGATCAGGGAGTCAGCATTGATCGCTTTCTTTGCATCAAGCGGAGAGATGAGTCCGGCGGCCTGGGCCTTGATGAGTCGCTCCATCTGCGAGTCCTTGACCTTCTCCTCGCCCTCGGCGCTCAAGATGCGGAGCGGCGGGAAGCTGATCTGCAAGTCATCAGGTATCATCCCGAATAATTGCTGGCAGGCAATCTTTACCATCGTCATGTAAAGGTGCTTTGCCTTCGCCTGGATCTCGCTGCGGAGCGTCGAGTTATAATTCTCGATATCGTCCTCACCAGAATTGAATCCTGCGGCGCTCTGCCCGAAGATTTTTGTCTGCGGCATTTTCATGTTGGCGGCTACGTCATTATGATTTTGTTGCGCCATCGCGTCCAGGCCAGAGAAGTTCATGACCTTCTGATCGTATTCGTCAGTCGAGTCCATCGTCAGAGCGTGATTATAATTCTTGAGCATGTTGCTCATCTGCACACGCTGGCGCACTGTGTTTGATCCGCCTGCGGTCGCCAGGGCAGCATTCAGGCCCTTGAGCCGGTACACATCGACCTTCGCCTCATCGAGCAGCTCATAAACGACATTCCCGTTTTTGTAATAAGCATTGATCGGGCGAACCATCTTCTCCAGCTCACTCATGCCCCATCCGCGCAGGCGTGGCCGAACGAACGAAGGCGGCTCCTTGCCCTTGATGGTGCAGACGCGAGACTTGTGCACGCGCTGCGAATAATAATCGTAATATTCATCAGCGTCTGTGAATGGAGCGAGGTCGCCTGGGATATTGAGCTTTTGCTGATACAGCTCCCACATATCGGTGGCGATGAATTCAATAGGGGTGTCTGGCTTGATGCGCGTCAGATCAAGCGGATCGTCTGGCTTGCCGATAGGAACGGCAACGAGAACGCCGCCGCCGCCATAAAGCCTGCACCATTTAAAAGCCTGGCCTATGGCTTGGTTGACTTTGTGATCTTCAAAATATTTATAGACTTCTTCGATATCGTTGGCCTCAAGCTGTCCAGATTTAAGCTCAAAGCCGAGAGCAAAAGCATCATCGACAGGCTGATCGACAAGCGTTTGAATCAGGCCCATCTCGCAATACATTTGCGAAAGAAGATTCCGGTCATTGCTCACCAAGTACCAGCGGAGATTATAATATCCTGGATCGGACTGGGAGAGCGGAGCGCCGCCGGTGCCATAGGTGCCGCCTGCAGTCAGATTGTCGATGAGGTTGCACATCGAGTTATTGAGGCTATCTTCTTTAACTTCTTCGGTCAAAACATCACCTCAAAACTATTCAATTCGGCGCACGGTGCAAGCCACATGATAACAGAGTCCGCGAGATTTGGCGACAAGGTGCCTGCGGGCTTCTTATCCTTAACGATCTTACCAGCTTTATTTTTCTTGTAAACAACTTGCGATAATTCCTGTACGAGCTGTTGCAGATTCTCCAGATCGCTCGGAATTGAAATCAGCTCCTCCGGCGGATAGACGACACCCTGCGTCACGGCCCGCCACGTCTTTTCAAACCTGATCCGCGCACGCCACCATGCCTGCGCTGTCAAATTATCAAAATAGTCCTCGTTGGTCGGTGTTTGAAGGTCGCCAACGATAATATTCTCCTCGGGATCGAGCGGGCTGGCGCTGGCGAACCAGGGATAGACGCGCAGGCGCTTCGGGAGCAAGTCTTCCTCGCGCAGCCGGTTCGTCTCGGCCTTCACACCCGCGCCCACACCGATAGCATCATAATAAAGCTCCTCGACTCCAGCGATCTCGCAAGCCTCAACCGCCCGCCGCGCTGTCTTGCCCGTGTCGCCATCTCCCCAATATGAGCATGACTGCAGGATGACTCCGTGTCCTATGGCGAGCGCGTTCTTGTCGCCGCCTTCATCCGCCACGTCGAGCGCCGCACGCTTCGCGCCGGATGGTTTGAATTTCAGCTTCACATGCGCGTCGATAGCGGCCTGCACGAATTTCGCCGGAATGATAATGCCCTCGACAGATGAGGCGTAGTCACGGTCAACCTCCTGCGCGAATATGTGCATGAGGCCTTGATCTTCAAAGCTCTGGCGGCGCTTGTCGTACCACTCCTGATTCTTCATCGGGTTATCGCGCCAGTCAAAAATAAATATCCGCAGGCCGCCAGGCGTGAACTGTTTGCCGCGCTCCCATATCTGCGCCGACTTCGCCATGCGCTTCCGATAAAAGACATTGCCATTGCCGTTGACGGAGCTGATATCAATCTGCACGTCAGTGTTGGCGCTCAAGGCCGCCTCGATCTTCTCTGGATGCTCGTAGTGGGCCGACTCATCTTTAAAGAATATCGAAGTCCGTCCACCTCGGCCTATGTTGTCGCCAGAGCCGCCGGTGATCGTCGCCTTGTTCGTGTGATTGATGATCTTCATATGCTCCAGCGTGATCGGGTCTTTCGGCATAAGGAAGGCGGGCAATTTATTTATGATGATCCTGATTTTTTCGAACAGGCATTTTGGATCACCCATTTTATCAACGTCATCTTTAACGCGAGAACCGAAACCAACAGCAGAGCCAGGATGAAACAGAAGCAGCCAAACAGAAAAAGCGCAGCATAACCAGCTTGCGCCCACGTCACGGCTCTTTTCCACCAGCCCGCTTTCTCTATCATTTAAACACCCTTGCAAAAATCTGATAAATTCTATTTGGCGTTTGAATAAAACAAAGGGCATGAATTGCAGGGTCTTTTCGCGGGGATCATATGTCGTACACCAGTCGTTTATAAACAGCACAGGGTCACGCGCATATTTCAGGCGTAGCAATGCGGCCTTATCAGGGTCTTTTGCAAACTCGATATAGGTCATTCGGATGCGGTAGAGTTTTAAATAGTCTGGATTCCAGTTCACTGCCTGCGCCCGCAGTATTTGCACTCCACTATCGGATGATATTCGATTATGTCGGACTTGATCGCGTGCTTTAAAGGGCAGCATAGCTTTACAAAGTCATGCCAGCCGAGCGAGCATATGGTGATCCGCAGCACTCGCACGGTACCGACATAGGAAACGAAGGCGAGCAGGGCGGCAATAAAATAGGTCATGGCTTAATCCGTTGCTATAAGTTTAAAATGCTTGGCGATGCGGAGCATATCGTCGCAAGAACCGTCGAGCCATTCTTTGCCAAGGCCTGCGCGGCTCTTTTCGACTTCGCATATCGGGCATTTGTCTCCGACCATTCCATTAATGCCAACGTCCTCGATATATGCGCTCACGATATTCATGTGCGCCAAGAGCAGCGGATCAAAGCTCGCTGCAGTCGGTGGCTCGCCTTTATCGTTGGCCTCTTGCTTCGCCACCATCTTGCGACCGGCCTCTGCGCCATCCTTTGAAACGAAATCCCAAAGGCCACGCGCTTTAATGTTCTCGCGCAGAGCATCCCAGTGTGTTGAACAGAACTTCATTTTCTTGCACTTTCAAACAGCGCGTCAGCCGCAGCGATGTTGTCAGGGGTTGCCTCGGCTGTCTTGATAGGCTGAGTATTGAACAGCGAAGGATTGAAAGGCATGAAACCTTCGACGCGACAGCCGAGATAATAAATGATCGAGCGCTCTTTGCCCTTTTGAATGTTTAAAAACAGCGCCATTAGAGCTTGACCGTCAAGCGTGGTCTTTCCGTTCTCATATTCAAAAGCGTAGTGCTTGCGGAACGTGTCGATATCGAGCTTCATTGCGCGTGCTATAACCTGATCGCTCTGGCCCATGCCAGCGAGAACAGTCACGAGGCCTTGTGTTTCTTTCGTCGGCTTGTGCGGAGGCCGCCCGCCATTGGCTTCAATCTCATCCTCCTCAATGCGTGCGAGGCTCTTGCCTGGATGCGTCTTTGCCAGCGGAGAATTGTGGCCTGGGATTTTGGGGCCAGTCACACGCGCACCGCTTTCTCGCCGGTGAATTTCTCCCACCGCGCAATGATCGTGTCACAGTATTTTGGGTCAAGCTCCATCATGCGGCAGGAGCGAGTGGTCTTTTCGCAGGCGATGAGCGTTGAGCCGGAGCCGCCAAACAAATCAAGCACAGTGTCGCCCTCTTTGGAGCTGTTTAAAATTGCCTCCTCGGGCAATGCAACGGGCTTTTGAGTCGGATGCACATAGCCAGCCTGTGAATCGCGGCTGATATTCCAGACGGTTGTCTTGGCGCGGTCGCCGCAGAAATAGTGTTTGCCATCGCCAGGCTTCCAGCCGTAGAGAATCGGCTCGTGCTGTGCGCGGTAGTCTTGGCAGCCCATGCCTGCGGATTGCTTTGCCCAGATGATCGTGCTGGATTTTTTGAACAGCTTGGCGAATCCGCGCTCGAACGCCAGCTTTGGAGCCGACTGCGAATCAGGGTGACAGATGTAAATGCAGCCCAGGGGCCGGAGCGCCGCGAAGAAGCTGGCATAAAAGCCATCGCAGAAGGTTTCAAACTCGGGCGCTGTCATGTCGTCGTTCTTGATGGTGCCGAGGTCGTTGTCGCCGCACCCGCTATACGCGACATTGTAGGGCGGATCGGAAAACACCAGGTCAGCCAGGGCGCCAGCCATGAGAGCATCAACGGCAGAAATGGAAAGCGAATCGCCGCACATGAGGCGGTGCTTGCCGAGCGCCCAGATATCGCCAGGCTTTGCAACGGGCGGCGCTGATTCTGGTATTTCGTACTCATCGGGCCGCGAGGCGAGCGGGAATAGCTTGCCCAACTCCAGCTTATTGAAACC